TTTACTAAACGATACATTTACAATAAAAATGGTAAGCACTATCAAGAACTACTTGACTTGCGAACCGAATGAAGTGAGAATAATTAATGAAAATAAAAAGGTGAATAACAATGAAGTGTCCGGAGTGTCAGAGTCTAAAGAATAGTTATGATGAAAGAATGGGGGAAACTATCTGCGACGATTGTGGATTAGTATTAGTTTCGGGAATGTTTGAAGAAACAGTACATGTTCTAGATAAGGTCGGAGATAATATACACAGTGCCGATAAAGGACATCTTGGTTCTGTTATTACTGGTAAAGGTTCTTACAAGTTTAATAGATTAAATAATAATAGCACTCATATTACAACAGGCATTACCTATTGTAATATGGTTCTAAGTGGTCTTAGTGATTCACCCGCTATTCATGAAAGAGTACAGGAAATGTACAAAGAATTGTATTTGAATTTGAAAGGATTCACTAGATATTCCTATGAGAATAGAGCCACCGCTATTGTGTATTATGCTCTGAAAGAGAATGGTACGCCAGCAGAAATGAAAGAAGTCTGTCAAGAGTTTGAAGTGCAACCTAAGTTGGTAAAGAAGATTCTTAGAAGAATTAACACACACTATGGTAATAGAATCAATAGAACACCTATTGACCCATCTTATTATCTAAACAGACTTCTTAGAAAACTAACTCCCGATATGTCATTTCATAAGCAATGTAATGAAGTGTTATCGTTGATGGAATCTATACTACACGATGAGTTTAACAAAAGCAAATCATACTATGCTAGTATTTGTTGGATTACATCTAATCTACATAATAGAGTAGAATTCACTAGAACTCGAATATCAGAAGTATCGGGTTTTAATGAGAAGTGTTTGTATCTACAAACAAAGTCGTTGCTAGGATTACTTGGTCTTAGTAATGTAAAAGAAATACAAGGTAAAGAAATAAATAAACTAATTTAAGGAGAGAATAAAAATGAGAAAAGTATTGATTATAGGAGCAGGTGGTATTGGGAGTTTCTTGATACCGCTTTTAGATAAAGTAAATTTGTATGATATAACAGTAGCAGACCCCGATAAGGTAGAAACAAAGAATCTACCATATCAAAATTTTCAAGTAACTGATGTTGGGAATAATAAAGCACTGGTAATGAAAGACCACTATTCACTACACGAAGCATCTGTTTATCCTATCCTAACTGCAAAACAAATGCAAGGATATGATTTGGTAGTATCTTGTGTAGACAATCTAGGGCTAAGAAAGACAATGTATAACACAAGTCTTAAATGGCTTGATTTGAGAGCGCAAGGTAGAAATGCCGCACTTGTGTCGCATAAAGCAGACCCAAAGATGTATGATATGCTATTAGCAGGTAAAGATGGTTCTTTCAGTTGTCAAGGAGATTCATGGGATGGTTCAAACAAAGGAGTGCATTTCATGCAAGTGGCTATTGCTGGATTGGGCGCACAATGGATTCAAAGATGGTTTAATGGCGAAGATGTTCAAGACTATATGGTGGTGAACGCATGAGAGACGAATGTAGGAGAATGTTTAGAGTTACAAGAACGGAGGCAAGTTTGCTTTCTTCTTTAGAAAGAAGTGCTTTAGATACTAGTAAAGTATTCACTTGTAATCAAGCAAAGGAAGCAATAACTCTAACAGGTAATAAGCAGGGAAGGTCGTTTAATTTTAGACTGAATAATAACAAGTTGTGTCGTATTTTTAGAAAGTCAGACGATTATGAAGAAGTAAATAAGAATGCAAAAGGTGAGGTTCTATGGAAGAGAGTACAGTAAGATATACTGAGAAAGACATTGGACAAATCGCAGAACATAGCGATGAAAGAGGCACAACCTATGACGATAGAATCGTTTTGGTTTATTGTCAAGCATGTGGGGCTAGGTTCATCGGCCCTATTAGAGAAGCAGGTGGATTCTTAGGTGGACATGAAATGTTTCACACTTGGGAATTTAAGATGGAAATAGAAAATACAATGGAGGCATAAATATGGGATTTAAGACATGTAGATGGAATAAAGAAGAAGAAACACAATTGCTAGAATATGTAAATGATGAAGTATCTTGGGAGGACATTTCAAGAGAAATGAATAGAAGTATTCCGGCATGTAAAAAGAGACTAAAGATGTTAGATAAGAGACTAGTACAAGAGATTGCAGAAGTAGCAAAGGTGGTTACATTTGAAATCAATCAAGATGTAATAGACCAAGCATTAGGTAGCATAAAGTGGTCTGAGGAATTAGACTTAGACTTGCTAATTAACTTCTATGAATTATCCATAGATGAAGCGAAAGAAAGATACAACGCTACCTTTGCTGAAATAGCAGGTAGGTTAGAAAAACTATACGAAGGAGAAACCGAATATAGCGGTAATCTTCTACTAAAGGCATCTAAAGAAATCAAGAGAAGAAAGGGTCTTCTATCTACTAGTACACCTACTAGTAAAAAAGAAGCCAAGATTCTAAAGAAGATACACAAACTACAACAAAAACTGAAAGAAGTGAGGGGAGAATAATGGGGAAGAATTACAGTGCAACAGAATGTTATAATTGCGGAAACTTGGTTTATTACGGTGGCCCTTGTAATTGCGAGGAACCTTCTAATGAAGAAATGCAACAATGGCATTTAGACTTAGAGAAGAAGAGAGAAGAAGCAATTGCATACATTGATGCTTATTATGAAGAAGGTATGAATATGATGGATTTGTTTGAGCATATTTGGTATGCTTCCACAGAGATTCTACCTAAACTTGAGATTCAAGTGGTAGTAGATGCTAAGGATGCAGTATTCATTTCTACTGGTTCTGCTGGTTATGTAGAACAACCATTAGGTTTAGAGAAAGGAATGAAGTTACCTGTTAAGTGTTGGATTCATACCCATCCATTCGGTAGTGCTTACTTTAGTGGTGTAGACATTAGAACAGTTAGCATTTGGGAACCTATTATGGAAACTGCTTATGTTCTAGGAGGCGAAGGTCACTATGGTAGATGGTCTAGAGAAAAACCTAAACATCTAAGTATTTACAGAAATTTCCAATTAGAAAGAATACAAACATGGGGAAGTGAAGAAGAATGAATATTAAAGCAATGAATAATTATGTGATTGTAGAGCAAGCCACCACTAGTGCTGGTAGTATTATTATGAAAGAAAACAACACTGGTATTGTAGTATCATGTGTTATCGAACCGGACTTGGTAGGAAAGACAGTTATCTTTTCCACTAGGAAAGCAATTGATGAATACGATGGGTACAAGTTTGTGCCACTAGAGTTTATCATGGGGGTGCTGATTTAATGTGTGACAACTGTGGAGAAAACGCAATTAGATACAAAGCGTTTGGTGCTACTGGTTGGAGATACTTTTGTAGTGAAAGATGCTACGCTAGATTTAATGCAATGCCTGTTCAAGAAGAAGGATATTATGGATTGGAGAGATTAGAATGACTAAAGTAGAAATAACAATTACAGAAGAACAATGGAAAAACATACAGGAATTAATGAAAAAATATAATGCTTCCCAAGAAGAAGTAGTATCTTTTTTGATGAAAGTGGGAATGAAAGAAAAGAAGTTTAGGGAGGAATATGAATGATTATACAAGGGCAAGAAGTAAAAGATAAATTATTAGAAGGGATTAACTTAGTTGCTAATACTGTTAAGCCAACACTAGGGCCACAAGCAAAGACTGTAATTTTGCAGAATGACCCTCCAGTGGTTGTAAATGATGGTGTAACTATTACTAAGTATATTTCTAGTGAAGACCCGTATGTTCAGATGGGAATACAAATGGTTCAAAACTTAGCAAGCAAAGCGCAAGAAGGTAGTGGTGATGGTACAACCACTGCTTGTATCTTAGCACAGAGTTTGTGTCAAGCAATCTATGAAGGAAACAATGTAGAGAGCGAAACTACTCATTCGTTTTATCATATGATTGAATCATTTAAGAATGATATGATATATCATTTAGATAATTTATCTGAAGAAATCAAAGATGAAGATATTGTAAATGTAGCAACAATAGCCGCAAACAATGATGCTTCTTTAGGTAATTTGATTGCTTCTGCTATCGAGAAGGTAGGTAGAGAAGGTATTGTTACTGTTGAAGAATCTAAATCTCATGTTACTGAATTAGTACTAAGAGAAGGAATGCAACTAAGTGAAGGTTACATTAGTCATTTAATGACAAACACTCCGGATAACAAAACTATCTTTGAGAATCCTCTAATCTTTATGTCTAATCTGAAGTTTAGAAACTTCAAGGACTTAATTGCAATGTTAGAGTTTGCCGCTAATAACAATAGACCACTGTTAATTTTCTGTAAAGGAATGGATGGTTCTGCACTGAATAACATTCTAATGAATATTATGAATAAGACGGTGGAGTGTGCGGTAGTATTGGCTCCTAACTTTGGCGACCAACAATTAGATGAGTTGGGAGATATTCAGAGTTTAGTTGGCGGTACTCTATTTACAGAAGAAAGCAAAGATGACCCTACAACCTTTGTAGAAAGCGACTTTGGACAATGTGATAGAGTTGTCATTACTAAGGAGAGAACCATTCTTGTAGGCGCAAAAGGAGATACTTCTGAGAGGATTGCTTCTCTCAAGGGTCTAGTTGAAACTATGGAAGGTTTTGAAACTGGTAGAATTAAATCTAGAATTGCTAGACTAAAGGGAGGAGTAGCAACTATCAAGGTAGGTGCATCTTCTTCTATTGAAATGCTAGAGAAGAAAGAAAGATTAGACGATGCTCTTAATGCTACTAGGGCGGCTTTAGCAGAAGGTATTGTTGCTGGTGGTGGATTGGCTTTAATTCATTGTGCTAATATGATAGGTAACATTCCTTCATGGTTAAGAAAAACTATGTATGCCCCGTACAATACTCTGTATGAAAATAGTAATAGAGAGTCGGGAGGAGAACCTAACTATCCGTTTGGTTTTAACGCATTAACGGGAGAAATGTCTAACCTTTGGCATGACGGAGTGTTTGACCCAGTAAAGGTAACAAAGAATAGTTTCCTAGCGGCTATGTCTATTGCACAATTGTTTTATTCTACTGATGTAGCAGTACTAGTTGGTGAGTGATATGGGAGAACACCTATACGATTCTAAAGAAATAGAAAGGATGACTATTGTTTATGTGGATGGTTCTATGACTATCCTAAAAAAGAATAAGAACGGTACTCTTAGCATAGAACGGAGGAGAACAAAATGAAACTTTGTCCTATTTGTGGAAACGATTGCCTCAGTTATGAATTAAGAAGATGGGGAAAGTGTATGGCTTGTAAAATAAAAGAAGGTGAGGAGGAGTGACTAAAAAGAGAGCAGTAACTGTAACGCTACCTGCACCACATAAAGCACAAATCAAATGTCCAATATGTGAAGGAAATAAATGTAAGGTCTGTAATATGACTGGAAGTATTAAAATTGATGTCGCACCAAAGATACCAATTCAAAGAGCGCATATCATCAAGTATGTAGTAGATAATATACATGAAGTATCTAGAGAGATTACTAAGACATATGGATTAGTACCCGAAGTTAATACTGTGGAAGTCATTGAAGTAAATACAGGACAGTATGAGATTGTACAGGTTTCTTCATTAGGAGGAGTTTGTTGGGTAGTTAATCGTTTAGACGAATTAGATACTCCTAGATATTTTACTTCTAAGCAAGAATTAAAGAAATTCAAAGAGGGGTGGATGAGTTGAGTAAATTAGAAATCGTTGGTAGAGTAGTTAGAAATGCCAGTGACGAAGTTATTGTAACGGCAGGAAAATATGGGCTTCTTGATGTTGTAGATATTAGATGGTACAAAAACGATAAGCCCCAGTATAAAGGAATTAGAGTAAATAAAGAAGAAGCAAAGTTGCTCTTAGAGATATTAAAGAGGGAGTTAGATGAGTAGAGTATTAAAGAAAAATGCAGAGTTTGCACTAAGAAACGCCGCACATAATAGTGGCAATAGTGGAAGAAGTATGACTCAAGACGCTATTGATTTAATGGCACTAAATTGTAGTCATATCGTAGATTTATTTGCTATGTATGTTGAACAGACTCTTCCACCAAAAGGAGGAAGAGGCAGTAGAATACAAGCAATACATGTTTCACTGGCATTTGGTAAAATGTACAAAGCCATGAGAGATTTTATGGATAGCGAAAATAATACAGGAGAGGAAGAGGAATGAATACAAATAAACTATACAGAGTATGTACTAACGACAAAGAGTTTGATGCTTGGTGCAAAGTAATGAAAAAGAAATTATCAAAGTCGGTAATACTAGACCACTTTAATCAAGGATATGTAGAGGTTGCAAAGGCTAAGTATCTAGCAAGAGCGTCTTTTGTGTGTTATTGGGAAATATATTCTAATGGTACTTTTGCTAAACTAGCACCGGCTATAACACAGGCTTCTCTAATACACCTACTACATAGATTTGGAGAACAGGAATCCTTTGAAGAAGTACAAGTAACTAGCATGATGCTATCTAACTTCCTAAGATTACTTACTAAAGTTAATGGAGAGGAAGCAGATGAAGAAGAGTGATTGGGTTTATTTGGCAAACATAATGTGGAGTTTTGCTGAAACCAATGACGGAAGACTATCACCACTTCTAAAAGAATTGGTAATTAAAATAAATAACAATAGAGAGATGATTATAGATGAAGACGAAGATAACATGGGCCTCGATTAGTAGGCTATTAGAAGCAACGGAGAATCAAAAACCTACCTATCAAATTAAAATGATTAGTGAGTTTTTAGATGAAGAAGCAGATGTAGTAAGCACACTAGAACTACTAGCATTAGATTATCCAGTAAATAATATTGGAACACCTAAAGCAATTAAATGGATTGCAAAGTCATTTGATATATTTGATGAAGAAGTAAAGGGCTATTACAACGCTTATGATTATGATTTAGGCGAGGCAATATACCGTCTAGAGTTTAGTAAAGAGACAGAAGAAAACATTAGTGTTAAGTCTGTGCTTAATCTAGTAAGTATGCCTTGTAATAGAATTACAGGAGAAGAGTTTGATATTATCAAAGATACACTAATGAAGATGTCTGCTTTAGAAAGAAAGTGGTTTGTTAGATATTGGTTAAGGACTCCTAGAAATGGAATTAATGAGGGAGTAGTTGCTAAAATTATAACTGCTTGGGCTAAGAAGAAAATGCAGAAAATAACGCTATCTGATGTTAAGAAGCATTTGACTCTAAACCCAATCAATGTCGTAGCAGGTTCTTATGAAATGTCTGAGGAACCACCAATGAATCTACAACACGGCCTATTCGTTAAGCCGATGTTAGCAAAAGAAGTGCCTATGAACAAGTGGCCTAGAGATAAGATTGTGGATTACAAATATGATGGTAACAGGTATCAAATCCATAAAGAAGGACAGAGTGTAATTATCTTTAACCGCAAAGGTAAGATTGTTACACCACAGTTTCAAGACATTGTTGAACAGGTTAGGAAATATGAAGTAGATTGTATTCTCGATGGAGAAATATATCCAATCAAAGAAGACGGTTCCCCTGCTGAACATAAACTAATGGCGACTAGAGTGCATTCTAAAAATCATGAGGAAGCAATAGAAAAGGTGAAAGTTAAGTGGGTTATATTTGATTGTCTAAAGTACAAGGATGTTACTGTTATGAACCTACCTTACTGGCATAGATTAGAAAAAATCAAAGAATTACCCGACCAAGCACATCGAATGTCAAAAGATGGTAATGTAATAGCGTTTTACAACAATGCTATCAACGACGGCTTTGAAGGTATCATAGTAAAGGATGCGAATATGTCTTACGAAGCAGGTAAAAGAAGCATAGGTTGGGCTAAATACAAACCACCACGAATAGAATTAGATGTAGTAATTACCGGTGCTAGATATGGTGAAGGAAAGAAAGCAAATGTATTTGCTTCATTTGACATATCCGTATCTAGTGATACTGGCTTTGTACCAGTTGGTTCAGTAGGAACGGGATTCAGTGATGAAGACTTGACTACTTTAACTAGAAAACTAAGAATGAATATCGAAAATATAGAAGCCGGAACACTACAAGTTTCTCCAGTGGTAGTATTAGAAGTCTCAGCAGACTTAGTGAGTAGAGACTTACAAGGCAACATAGGGCTTAGATTCCCTAGATGCAAAAGAATCCGTGACGATAAGTTTGTTGCAGATATTAATACTATAGAAGATGTGGAGAACTTGGAATGACACTAAGAAAAATTAACTTTGAAGAAGGTCATGTCTTAGTTAGCGAATACAATGGTAGAGCCAAACTTGCATTTCACCCCGAAGAAGACATAAATCAACTATGGGAAGAAGTAAAGGTTTGGTTAGCAAAACAAAATCTAGAACACACTATTTTGATAGGAAGATTAAGAAGACTAAAGAAATCACAACCATACTGTTTAGCATGGGAGAGACGAACATGATGACTGACGATGAACACTTGAATGAGTTTATGATGAATAACCCTAACTCTGTTAGTTATAACTTCATGATATATGGGATTCTTTCAGATGAAGAAATCAGTTTATTGAGCAGAGGTTTATTTGTTCAATTAGAATCATATAACTTAGAAGTGTTTTTAGTAATAGAAATGATTAATGAAGAAAAGGCAAAGGCATTTGACACCTATCAAGGAATGTCTTTGTCTTTTTTGGTGGCCTCTATGGATAACCATGAAGAATTGATAAGAGAAACCATAACAGGTGGTCTACAATTCTTGAGATTCAAAGGCGAATACTTAGGAAGAAAACGGAGAAATGTAAATGTATAATAAAGATATATTAATAGGAATAATGTTGGCGAAGGCTCGCCCAAATATAAGAATAAATACTGATGAAAGACTAAGAAACGGATATAGAATTGTTCCGGAAATTCATATTGGAGGAAATAAATTCTTTTTAGACTCTATCAGTAGAACACTAAAACAACACGGAATAGATTCTAAAGTGCGTAATCACGATAAGAAGTATTTCAAATTAAGAATAGCAAGATTGTATGACTTACTTAAAGTAACAAATATGGTATGGCCGTATGTGGGTTCAGAAGACTGGACTTGGTTTAAGGAATCATTACATATTATCGAATCTAAACAACACCTAACTGCTTATGGTTGTTCTAGAATTATGCAACTGAAAGGGGTCTTGTAATGGGATTGACTAATCTGAAAAGGATTAGGCCGATATTACTAACAGGAAAGACAGGAACAGGAAAGTCCACAAAGGCTAGAACCTTTGTTAGCGACAATCCCACTGTATTCTATGCTAATGATATTGATTATGACATCGGTTCTATTCCCACTGAAAGCGGGATAATAATAGAAGATGTACATATTAAGCCAAACAAAAACGCAGTACTCTCAATTTTGAGAACCTATCAAGGACAAGTGGTTATTACATCAATAAATGAAAAAGATGTACCAAAGACAATCAAGGCTATGTGCCAAATTAAAAGAGCAGGTTCTACTAATTACCTAGAAGAACAAATTAAGAACATAGCACCGAGAAGCGAAAAGCCTTCTTCGCTAGAAAGGGGCAGATACGATTTGATGAAAGAGTTTCTAAAGTGTAGAGATAGAGACAAAGTTAGAGAATTATTACAGTTTAACAAACCTAAAGACTATGTTATTCTAGATTTTCTAACTGCAAATATCAACATACCGCCAAGAATAACTTTCATTGATGGAATAGTAAAAAGAAAGTGGCACATTAGTTACTTTTATGATTTGTTGGCATATTCATTCTCCGGTCATTTGATGGGAAGAATAAACATGCCACAATACACTCCAAAGACCAGTAGAATACCATATTTGGCTAGGAAACTTGGAGTAAAAGAACCAAAGATACTTCATCAGTTATTAAAAGATGAAGACTTTAGAGATTGGGCTAGAACCAAACTAAACAACTCTGATTCGAGACTCCTAAAACTAGGAGAAAAGAAAAAGAGAAAAAAGAAAGAGACAATAAAAATAAAACAAAATACACTATTTGATTTTGGAGAGAATAAAAATGAAATTTGAATTTACAACGAAGAAAGGAATGCTAAGAGAGATTAAAGTAACTACCACTGAAAAGATTGGTTCTAAACAGTGGGAAGGAGAATGGATAGATAGCAGATATTTACAACTGCTATTAAATCTAGATAGCGAATGGAGAACAGTTAGAAGAATGATGAAAGGCTTTGATATGCCGCCAGCATCAGAAGTACAGATGTTTATGAGACATCTAATGGATTTAGGAGTAGTAGAAAAGAGAAAGCGTAGCAATGCTCATACTGAATACAAAAGAAAGTATGACTTTCCTAAGCATTCGCTAACAAGTTAAGGAGGAATAACAATGTTATGGACAGAAAAATATAGACCAAGCAAACTATCAGATATTTATGGACAAGATGATTTCGTAATGGATGCGTCTTCATGGAAAGAAGAAAACAATATGCCTAATGTATTAATTTACGGTAATGCAGGAAATGGTAAAACTACTGCTGGTATTGTTTTAGCAAAAGAAATGTTAGGGGATGGATTTAGAGATAACTTCCTTGAAATAAATGCGTCTGATGATAGAGGATTAGAAACAATCAGAACTAAAATCAAAGCGGCGGCTAGAAGCGGAACCTATGGTGATGTTTCATTTAGAATCGTCTTATTAGATGAAATGGATGGTATGACTACTGATGCACAAAACGCATTAAAAAGAGTAATGGAGAGATATGCTTCAAATATTCGTTTTATTATTACTTGTAATGATAAAAACAAGATTATATTTCCTTTACAGAGTAGATGTGCTAATTACCATTTCCGACCACTTTCAACAGATAATCTGTTTTCAGTGGTGAAGAATATTTTGGAGAGGGAATCTGTGGACAGATTTTCTGATGAAGAATTAGGGGCCTTTTTATACTCCATGAACGGTGATATGAGGAGGGCGATTACAGAAATCCAAGCGGCGAAATCTAGTAATTCTACCTTGAAAAAACAAGTAGAAGTTACCCTATCAGAATACACTGACTTGATTAACAAATCGCTCACCCCAAAGAAGCACGAAATACTAACAGACTTACACACTATGTTGTATCAAGGTAAATCAATGAAGGAGATATGCGGCGGATTACACGATGCAGTAGTCAATTCAAAGGGTTTAGATTCAGCATTAAAATACAAATTGTTGAGAGCAATAGGAGAAACAGAATGGCGTTCCAATAGGATGACCCCTAGAGTACTAGCCTCATGGTTAGTCGGGCAACTATTGTAAATAAGAAATAAAAAAAGAAGGTGAAAACTATGGATGAAAATATGAAGAAAGAAATTGAAAACGGCGCATCCGTTCTTGAGATTACTCAAGAAGATGCTATGGCAAAGTATGAAGACCTTTGCCAACAAAACGGTATAGAGACTAGTGACCGATTAGGACTAGGACTATGGAGAAACTTTGTTGCGAATGCAAAGAGGTCTAAGAAGGGAGGAGACGATACTTCCTCTTCTTCTGATTCTTATTACAAGAAGGCCTTTGGTTTCTTCATTTCACTAGAAGCACCTAGAGATACACTAAGTTGGAGCAGAAACAAGGCTAAGGAAGAATACCTTAGAGACGCAGATGCGGCCCTAGAAAATGGTATTGTTGCGGTAGCAAATGAAAACGCTATTGGTAAGTGGTCTGTATCTAGATACTTCAACGGTGAATATCAAGAAAGAGTTGTTTCTAATCTACCGGAAGGAGCAGAGACTTTGGAGGATGGTAGAATCTACATTCCTCTAGACTCTAATGCTACATGGATGAGTGGCGCAAAGAACAACAACTACGGCAAGCCTCTTGCTAAGGAATTGTTTAGGAGAAGCGGAATATTCTACGGCAGTATGAACGGTGGAGAAATGCAAGTCTACAACTTTTCTTACAAGAATCAAGCAGGTGTAGACTTTGCTCCTAATACCTTTGAGTGGGTACACTTCCTTTGTGTTGCTAACGATAACGGTAAAGACCTTTATGGTGCAAAGGAATTAACTCTAGATAGCCTAACGCTTAATTCAGAAATTGACCCCGAAAATGACATGTTCAGAAATACTGATGAGTATGACTTTACAACAATTCTACAACAGAATCTAGATAGTCATTTAGTACCATTGGTAGATTTGGATAGAGAACATATTCAGAGACAGGGCCTACCTAATAATGAGAAATTCATTATTACAGATGGAACAGTTTGTAACATGAATATGACACCGACTAAGAATGGAAATCGTATTATCAACATTACAGATTTGAATGCTGAGTTGGATTACGAGAACGATTCGGGTATGGTTACTTGCTGGATTCCTAGCCACATTGGTCTAGATTTCGGTATTGGTTCTAGTGTTATTGTAGTCGGTAGGACTAGTCAAAGAACCATAGATGGTGATGTAGAGCCGGTGACAATCAATGCCTCCGGCCTACTATGTACTGAGAAGCACGGTTCTTCCGTTGAAATATCTCAACCAGTCGAGGAAGACTTTGATTGGTTTTGAAGCCTAACTCCAAAGGGGTCGTTCCCTACATCGCAAGTGTAGACATAAACTTGTGGAGAAAATAGATGTCCGAATGGGTGCGAAGCCTATATCAAAATAAGAGGAATAAATATGTTAGAATTAGAAAATGGAATGCTCGAAACAAATCGAGCAATTGTAAAGATGCAGAATGTATCTTTTATCAGTTGGAAGAAATATAATAATAATAAGTATGAAGTATTCATTACTGTAAAGAATCAAAGTGAGCAGATTACACAAATGCTTACTGATAACGAATTATTAGAATTAAAGAAGTATTATGCCGAATGTACTAAAAAACATAATGGCACTACTGAAAGGCCCGACTCTGAATTGTTAAGAGTCAATCAAAAGATTAGTATTGAAGATGGAATACTAATTGATAGTCATAGATGTGTAGTAGATTTAGCACTAGTAGAGTTTATTACAATTAAAGAAAACTACTACAATGGTGAATATAATGTAAAACTACACTTTCAAAATAAAGATGTTCGTCTTTATTTAGGAAACTATGAAGAAGTAGAAAATGTAATAGGAATATGGACACAATATAGGTGATAATATGGGATTAACAGATAGCAAGAAAACAATGGCGAAGGCATTAGGAAACAAGAGAGTAGAAAACTTCATCGGTAAGTTGCAAGAACAAACCGATGCTCGTAAGTCTAGAAATAACCGTTTGGTTTGCGGTATTTGGGGAGAACCTAAAACTGTAAAAAGTGGATTAGCACTAGATTTTCCCGATAAGCAGATTTATGTTTTAGATTGGGATGATGGTTGCGAACCAACTTGGAGACAAAACCACGATATGACTGAAAGAATTACTCTTTGGAATCCTGAAGTTAGAAACGCTAATGGCGAATTAGACATCAAATTGTCTGAGCAAAACTCAGAAGATTTTGTCTTGTATGTAAAGTCTAAGATTGAAGCAGGAGAAGATGTTCTCTTTGTATTTGATGGAGTAGATAAGTGGCTTGATTGTTGTACACTTCATGTCACTGGTTCTTCTAAGATTGGAAAGCCACAGAAGATGAAGTTTGAATGGGGAAAGCGTAATGCTCCTTTCTATTCTCTTCTAATGATGTGTAAGAATCTAAACTGCGACCAAATCTACATTACTCATGCTAAGGCAGATTATGGTTCTACTGGAGAAGTAATAGGAACCAAACCTAATTGGCACAATTGGGGAGATTTCCTGTATCAAGTTGTTACAACTAAAAGAACAGTTAGGAAGGGAGATGTAGTCTACAAGTCTGAATTACTCAGTAGTAAGACGAATACTAAGTTAGTAGGAAAGACTTGGAATACATTAGAAGTTTCTAACGGAGAAGTCAATTGGACTGGAATACCAGAATTAAAAGAGGGAAAACTATGAAACTAGCAATACTAGGAAAAGCATTCAGTGATGCACTGAAGAATATGATGATTAAAGGAAAACAAATAACAAGTGGTGGCTTCTCTAGTG